TGGCGCAAGTGTGCTACTAGATGTTGGGGTGCGACACTTTGTCGCGTGGCATTTTGTCGCAGGCGCCCGGGCTCTCGCGCTCGCTAGGGCTAGCGCCCGCTAAACTTCGCGACCTGACTAAAACGACGGGGGTAACCCCCCCTTTTTCGATAAGCATGCTTATTTTTCTTTTTAGGTAAGTCTGAGAGTGACAATCCTGTATAAAAACGTTATACTACTATCTTTAAAAAATTTTTAAAAAATGGAAAATGTTTCTAAATTAGAATCCTTAGATACGAATACGCTGAAGTTGATTCTTAAGAATACCTTGGATGACAAGCGTGAAAAGATTCAAGGTGATTTTCTTACTTTTGTTAAGACTGTTTGGCCAGAATTCGTAGAAGGAAAGCATCATAAGATCTACGCTGAAAAGCTGAACCGTATTGCAAATGGCGAATTAAAACGCCTTATTGTCAATATGCCACCAAGGCACACGAAATCAGAGTTTGCGTCACATCTCTTTCCGGCGTTCTTCATGGGCCGTCATCCAAAGGCCAAGCTCATTCAGACAACGCACACAGGGGAACTGGCAATTCGCTTTGGACGAAAAGCAAAGAACATGATAGAATCAAGTGAATATGAAAAAGTTTTTCCAGACGTCAGACTGGCAGCTGATTCAAAAGCTGCTGGCCGTTGGGAGTCGAATCATGGCGGTGAGTATTTTGCTGCTGGTGTCGGTGGCGCTATTACTGGTCGTGGTGCCGATTTACTTATTATCGATGATCCTCATTCAGAACAAGATGCTCTCTCACCTTCTGTTCTGGAGTCTCATTATGAGTGGTATACTTCTGGTCCTCGTCAAAGGCTTCAACCTGGCGGTGCCATAGTACTAGTTATGACTAGATGGTCTGTTAAAGACCTCACTGGTAAATTGCTCGAGGCCCAAGGCAAAAATGAAATGACGGATGACTGGGAAGTGGTAGAATTTCCGGCTATCATTAATGATAAACCCATGTGGGGAAATTTTTGGGACCTAGATGGTCTTATGCGCGTGAAAGCGTCCATTCCTGTGACCAAGTGGAATGCGCAGTGGATGCAAGCACCAACCTCCGAGGAGGGTGCACTTATAAAGCGTGAGTGGTGGAAGAAGTGGGAAGACAAGAAGATTCCGGAACTGCAATACATAATACAGTCATATGACACGGCGTTTTCGTCAAAAGAGACTGCTGACTATTCAGCCATTACAACGTGGGGCATATTTACGCCGCTGGAAGGTGGTGGTCCGAATATCATATTGCTGGATGCCAAGAGAGGTAGGTGGAATTTTCCTGAGCTAAAGACAAAGGCACAGGAGGAGTATAAGTACTGGGAACCAGAGGTTATATTGATCGAGGCCAAAGCGTCCGGGTTACCACTTACACACGAATTACAGAAAGCGGGAATACCCGTAATTAACTTTACACCGAGCAAAGGAAATGATAAACATTCAAGAGTGAATAGCGTAGCACCGCTATTCGAATCTGGGGCAGTATGGGCACCCACAGAAAGACGTTGGGCAGAGGAAGTCATAGAGGAATGCGCCGCATTTCCTTTTGGCGATCACGATGACTATGTGGATAGTACGACACAGGCGCTAATGCGCTACCGTCAAGGCTACTACGTAGAACTGAAGGATGACTTTAAGGAAGAACCAACGAATGGCCAACGAAGACAATATTATTGATAGAGGAGAAGCGGACGTAACCGCATTTGATCTTCTCAATCTAAACGAACCAACTCCCTTTACAGAAAAACTGGAAAAAACCCATGCTCTAGAGGATGAGAAAACCCAAGGCCTGGCTAGATTTATAACTGGCCTTCCTTTGGAAACCGCTGGACTAGCTAAATCTGTACTAGAACGTGGTCCTGCTACTTTTTTTCAAGAAACATTTGGAAAAGGTAAAGAAGGGCAAGTTACAATTTCTTTTGATGATCTCCTAAAAGATGAAGACTTATTGGTATATTTAAATAATATGGAAAAGACATTTCAAGAAAATGAACAAGATGAATTTCGTGATTTTGAAAAAGATCTTATATCAAAATACGATGTTGATAATGCTAAGGACGCCATATTATTAGACTTATTAGATGAAGATGAGTTAATTAAATATAACCAATTATTTACTAAAGCCAAAGATCTAGGAACCTTGGAGAAGCCTGGATCTTACATAAAAAATTATGATGATAGAACAATTACATTTGACAGCAGTAGGTTTCCTAAAGTGCCTTTTGAACCAGATGTTAAAATTATAAATAAAGAAAAAGGAGAGGTAGGTTTCCCTTATTTAGGAAAATATGGATATAATGATGAAGGAGAATTTATTAAAAAACATAGTTCTGCGTTTAGACCTTTTGATGAAAGTGAAGAAGGATTAGGTCAATATTCGGAGTATATTCCTGAGTTTCTTAAATCATGGCAAGATTATTCAATGCCTGAATATTCGCCTGATCCTGAATTGTTTAAAGATCCAGGTTGGCAAATGGGTGCAGCTCTTGCAGGTGGAAGAGGAATAATACCAATTGCTAGAGGAATTGGAAAAAAGGGAAAAGATATATTCAAAGGAATTGGAAGATATTTAAATCAATCAAAACCAGTTCCCATTACCAAACAAGAACCACACTTTTCTGAACTGCCTTGGAGTAGATAATGGGCAATATTATAAAAACAGGGGTTAATATACTTGAATCTGGGGCCGATCTCATAAGGGGCCCAAATCCTTCCGCCTTAAAACCTTTTTCAGCTGGTGAAGTACCACTTACCACTATTGATGATCTTGCACCAGTTACCAAAGTAAATGATACAAAACCATCCTGGACTAATTTCGATTGGATGAAGCCAAGGAAATACACCAAGGCAGAAGGAATAGATGTTTTACAGACTATATATCCTTACGTGGATTTCAAAAACATAAAATTGGGGGATAAGCCAACTCAAACCCGTGTAATTAGAAAATCACAGTATAAAAAACCACGTTATCAAAGTAGATCCGGGGAACTTGAATTTGGAGGAGGGTACCATCATCTTCCTCCTTCTAATTTTATGGAAGTACTGGAAAAGTTTAGATTGGGGGAAATTACACATCAGGATGTTTCTAAAAAGCTTGGAATGGGTTCGGAAAAGATAAAGGTTTACCATCCAACTAAAACTAGGAAAGGAGTGGAAGGAGTTTATTGGGCTCCAAGTAAGGGATTTGAAAAATTAGTAAAGGCGTTTATGGAGAAGCATCCTTCTCCAGATCAAATAAGCTCTTCTAAATATCTTAAACAGTCAAAAGTTTTGAAAAAGCCACAAAGGGAAGCTTGGGACTTGGTTAAAATTGCACAGGAAGGGGATAAAAATATTCCCTTTGAGTTAAGATTTTATAAAGCGTTTAGGGATAAGCATAAAATGGGTCCTACTGAAGAAATGGGACCAAAATATCAATCCCAATGGGAAATTAATAAAAGATTGGGAGAAGAAATAACAGGAGTACCACTTTCAATTCATCAAGGACGATATGATAAATCAACAGGATTATATAGACCGAACTACCAGAAAGAAGGAACAGGAAAAAGTTTATTTGAGGAGGCAAAGGATGGTGATATTTTAACGTATAAATCGAGGACCTATGCTCGAAATTTAGATTTAGGGAATCAAAAAAATGTACAAGAAAGAATAACAAAAAAAGATCCTGAAGCAAGATGGATGTATAATTTTTTGAAGGAAAAAGATCCTAGTGGTAAATATTATGATGTTGATCATGTGCAGGCAACTATATTTAATGGCTCTAGTTCTCCGGAAAATCTTAGAGCTACATTGAAAGGAGCCCATAGTGGATCTCCATTAGAAGTAAAAATGACTCCTGCTGGCGTGGAGGAAATTGTATCTATGAAATCGGCTTTTGATAGAAAAGTATATTTAAAATATCAGGAGATTATAGACACATTCAATAGGAAAGATATAGATTTAAAGGGAAAGGAGAAGGTTGCTCAATCCCTTAAGAAAGAAATACAGATGATGGTGGATAATTTTAAGAAATCTAATCCTAATACTGATTTTATAATTGGGGATCCATGGGTTTATGTTAAAAATTCTAAGGCTGAAAGAGGATTTGATAAAATGCGGTATATGGATAAAGTCCTGCCAAAAAGTCTTCATAAAATTGTAAATAAGTATATAGTGAAGCATCAGAATCTTCCTAATAAGGGTGATGATCTCAATGTTTCATTAAAAAAGGTATGGGAACGATTAATTCCTATTATAGAAATGTCTGGGGGAAAATTTGATAAAGCTACTCTCAGAGAAGCAAAAAGATGGGGAGAATTTGAAGAAGGTGGACTTGTTCGTCCAAACATGGCATTAGGAGGAGATATGGCGCAATATGAACAAATGGAATCGGTCGTACCTGACCTAAATCCAGATGAGGCGGAAATGCAGCTTGCAATGAGCTTCAAGAACCCATTTAAGCTGAAAAAGCAGCCTCCACTCATTGATGATTTGGACACAAATTTAAAGATCACGGACCAAGGCCCAGGAACAGCAAAAACAGCGACAAAAACCCATACGCTTGATGCCGGTGTGGGCTCAGACTCAGTTTTTTACCTGAAATCTGACCTAGAATTGGCAAATGCTGTGCAGGACAAGATGACACCACAGCAATGGCTTGGATATTTGACTAAAAAAGGTGTTTCTCCAACCGAATTGGACGAATTTGGGCTTAAAAACCTAATTTACAGCATGGGCGGATGGGACGAGAGCACTAAAAAGTGGAAAAATAACAAGGCAATCTCAAAATCAGACCTAATTGCGGCATACAAGAACGAAAAACCAATAATTACCTATAAAATTAACCAAGTTGAGCCTTTTGATAAAGGGGTGAAGGATTTTGCGCTATTTATAAGTAAAAGAAAGAGTGGTGGGTCATATTATCATGATAATGTAGATCCAATGGGTGATACTCGTGGTCTTTTGAACAAACCGCAAGACATTGCAGGCGATACCATGCGTCAGCAGCTCATGAAGTATTTTGGAAACAACCAGGATTTTAAAAAGGATTGGGCGCAAGGTGAAAAAGCCATGACAAATGATTTTAATAGAATTTATAAGCAATTTTACGGAATAGACAACGTAATTGAAAATGGTGTTCCAGAAGGAATGAAAATTCCGTTTTATTCGCGAAATTTACTTGATCGCTTCAATCGTCTTCGAAAAGGAGAGGGATTTTACTTTCAAACGGCAAAAGGAGTAAAACACGAAGGAACACAGTTCATGCCTGGCGGAACTGGGTATATAGAGATACCATTTACCTATAATCCCAATCCAAAGGGTAAAAGAGCCAATGAACCAAGATTTTCGTTTGGCGAGGGGCATTTTACGAACAAGGAAGGCAATAATCCTGTATTTTGGATGCGTGCTTCCGAGCGTGTTGATGAACAGGGCAATAGAATATTGTTCATAGAGGAAATTCAGTCTGATATGCACCAGAAGGTGAAGCAAAAGCCTAATACATTGTCTTACGCTCCAAGGCAAGATTCACCTGGAATGATAGATAGTAATATTGCATTAAAGCAATTTGATAATTTAAAATTGGAATTAGGAAAGGTAACTGATCAAATTGATAAGATTACAGGACACACGGATCCATCTGCAGTGACAGTTATGGAAAGATTAAAAGTTAAGCGTGAAGCTATAAGAAAACAAATGGAAGATATCCAAAAATCAATACAAAAAGCTGCAAAGGAAGATTCAGATGAAGTCTTTCCTGAAGGACCATTTAAAAAGTCAGAAAACCAAACTAAAGTGGCTTTAAAAACAGCAATCAATCTTGCGACAAAAGAAGGATTTGATGGTGTGGCGATGGTAACAGGAAAAGCAAAAAATAAATTTGCGAGTGCAAGTGGCGAGATGGCAAAAGGAAATATTGGATTTTATGATAATATTGCCGTAAAAGCTATGAAGAGCACCGCAAAAAATTTAGAGCTTGATTTTTCCGCTACAAACATTAAAGATGGGGAAGGAAATACATGGGCAAAAATTCCCGTAATAAATTTGAAAGAAGCAATAATCAACAAATCAGTGGATCTATATAAAGCGGTAGGTGGATACATTCACCGTCCGTCTTTTGTTGATGTTGTGCCCACACTATGATAGGATGAAATAATGGTAAAACCAAAAACAAGACCAGTTTCAAATAGCACCATTGAAAAAGCAATTGACGCATTGGCAAATGCAGGAATGGATATTGGCGCAAATGAACGCGCAATGGATATTCAAGTTCCTGATGAAAGAACAGTGGATTTTGAATCTGACGTTGACATTAATGAATTGCCGGATGGCGGCGCGGATGTAAATTTTGATCCAAACGCACCCATTGACCAATCACAAATTGCCTTTGGTGATAATTTGGCGGAATACATTGAAGACAATGATCTTCAAAAATTATCCAACGATCTTATTGCAGCTTATGAAGCGGATAAGCTATCAAGAAAAGATTGGGAAGATACTTACACTAAAGGACTCGATATGCTTGGTTTCAAGTACGAGGACCGTACACAGCCTTTCCAAGGCGCAAGTGGCGTGATTCATCCATTACTGGCAGAATCCGTTACACAGTTCCAGGCACAGGCATACAAGGAATTATTACCGCCAGGTGGACCCGTTAACACGGAAATAGTTGGTGAAATTACGCCTGAGTTGGAACAACAATCAAAACGCGTAAAAGATTACATGAATTATCAAATTACGCATATCATGAAAGAATACGACCCGGACATGGATCAATTACTGTTTTATTTGCCTTTATCCGGATCGGCATTTAAGAAAACCTATTATGACGCGGCGTTGCAACGCGCTGTTTCAAAATTTGTGTCAAGTGAAGACTGTGTAGTAAATTACATGGCATCATCTTTGGAAGATGCGATAAGAATTACACATACAACAAAAGTTGATGAAAATACATTACGTAAACAACAGGTCGGCGGTTTTTACCGTGACGTACCAATTGTATCCGGTTCTGTTTCTACAACAAGTGATTCCAAGGATAAAATTGACGAGCTCCAAGGAACAAGTGATAGTTCAGCCGGCGATGACGAGCATGTTCTTTTGGAAATGCATGTTGATGCGGATGTGCCAGGATTCGAAGACCAAGATGGAATTAAACTTCCATATATTATAACAATAGATCAATATTCAACAAAAGTTCTTTCCATTAGAAGAAACTGGAATGAAACAGACCAATTAAAAAATCGCGTAGATTATTTTACACACTACAAGTTCCTCCCAGGATTAGGCTTCTATGGATTTGGCCTAATACACATGCTTGGCGGATTGTCAAGAACTGCAACAAGTGTTTTGCGGCAGTTAAT